TTCTCTTCTGAATGATGTCTTAAGATCTTCTATTACTTGTTCTTGTTCTGCTGTCCATTCATCTTGACTTAATCCAAATATATTTTCATATATCCATCTTTCTGAGAATAAATTAGAGTCTCTCATATTTGTGGCTAATCCAATTTTTTCGTTTAATGTTTCAACTTTTTGTTTTTCATATACTATAGATGGATTAGTTAATGATAACTCAAAATTAATTAAATCTTCATCTTTATATCCTTGAGTATATAAATGAACTACTGCAATTTTTGTAAGTTCAGAAACAAATATTTTTTGTATTCTTTCAATTGTTCTTGCAAATCTAACATCTTCTGCTGCTAATGTTGCCTTACCTTCTACACCTTCATCATATCCTAAAAATGCTTTTGGTACTTTTAATGCAGAAAATAATTTATTTTTCAAATAATCAATATCTTCAATTTGTCCATCACTTGATAATCCTGGCAATGATTCTATTGCTGTTCCCGATTCTCCTCCTCTAACAGGTAAAAAGAAATCTTCGATCATATTCTGCATATTAAATTTAAGATTATAATCTCCCGTCTTTTCATCTATGTAAGGAACCTTTTTCATTTTGTTGATAATATTTTGAATATGATTATCAACTTCTGCCGGCGGAATATTACCTACATCAATTTTGAATATTCTTCTTTCTGGAGCTCTCATTATTCTATGAATCAACATTGCATCTTCCATTAATGTTAATTGTTTGAATATTTTTCTTGCAGGCTCAATCATTGACTTACCGTACGGTAAAAAGTTTGTATCTGATAATAATCTAAAATGTGCTATTTCAAATGGTTCAAATTCTTGAATAGCTCCTTGTCTTTGTCCTAGAGCATAATTATGAGAACCTCCTCCATGTGTATTTTCTAAAACAAATCTATATGCATATGGATTTTCTGGATCAAATTGTTCTTCTCTTCTTACTTCATAAGCTGAAATAGGAGTTACATTTACAATTCCTATTTCTTCTTCAATATCTAAATGTAAATAAAAATCTCCATATTTACATGCATTTCTTATCCATGGCCATAAATTATAATCAATATTTAATACATCATAAAATAAGTTTCTTAATATTTTTCTTATTTCATCGTTATTTGATTTGATTGTTAATGTATCACCATCTGCATCTTTAACGGTTGATTCGTCCGAATATATATCTAATGCTGAAGCTATAATAGGGTCCATATCCATTGCTTCATAATCTGTAAATAATTCTACTTTTGATGTATGGAATGTTTGATTTTGATTATATGTTCCATAACCAGGCATTCCTCTATGAACTCCAGAGAACCGATCGACATATCTTTTATTAGATATATTACCAGTAGATTGTAATCGATTAGTATCAACTGCTTTTAATCGATTCTTTGCTATTCTTCTTACAACTACATTAGTTGCAAATAATCTACCTAATCGTGCTCTTAATGATGTATCTGCCATAATTTTCCAATTTTATATAAATATCTTGTTAATCTAAAAGCCAGGTTAAATCTCCATTATCCTTGTCACCTGATTTCCATTGCCATTCTTTAGGAGTATCTTTTGTTGATGTATATACTCCTTTAGATTTACCAAAATGTCCTAATGCCTTTCTTGATAAATCTATTCCTTGTTGATGTAATCTTAATGCTGTATCACGTACCCATAATGCAATTCCAAATGACATTACAAGATCATCATTATATCCTCTCTGTGCTTCTGCTCTTGAACCATTCCATATAAAGACATATAATTCATCTACCAATCGTTTTGACTTTACAATTGGAGATTTTTCTCTGAAATATGTTTCTAGTTTAGAAATAATCAAAGGTCTTGTTTTTGATGTAGTCGAAAACCCAGGAACTTTTTGTGCTTTACCTTTTAAGTCATATCCTTTTCTTAAATGTACATCTTCATCTACATATGCATCTTGTTTGTATGAATAATATAAATTTTCATATCCTTTATCAATCGCAACTTGTAATACAGCCCAACCTATGTTTGCATTTTCAATTACTAATAATGCATTATTCCATTCAGTAGCAACAGCTACTAACATATTACCATATTCTGTTGTTCCTATTTTGCCTTTATATTCTGCAACTTGTTGCATTGTTTTTATATCTAATACATGAAATGCTGAATAATCTCCGCCGTCGCCTCTCGCGACATCCGCTACAACTACATATGATGATGAATAATTTGGATACTCCCATATCCAATAATTTGAATCGAAACCACGTCTTTCTTTTGGTTCTTCTACATATGTTTGTTCATACCATTGAATGATAGGACCATCTACTACTGTATGTCCAGAACTAATAAAATCACAATCACATTCTTGGGCAGCACTTTTTTCTCCTAATAATTCTGTTTGCATTGTTCTCCATTTTTCATCTCTTTCAGGATGAACTGTCCAATGAAGTTTGATAGGATTAAATCTACCGCCCGCTTCAGCATCACACCATGTTTTATGAAATAAATTTCCTGTACCATTTGGTGTTGATAACATAATAGCTCCTCCACCAGTTGCTAATGTTTGTTGTGCTGCTGTCCATATTTCATCAATTCTATCAATAAATGCTGCTTCATCTAATACTAATAATGATAAGGCCTCAGATCTACCTGCATCTCCTTTTGATGATATAGCTTTTATTTGTGAGCCATTTTTGAATCTTAGGCTTAATTTGTTATCTTCTAACGCCTTTCCTTTTAACCAACTAGGTAAATTATCATGCATCACTCTTACCTTTGTAACAAGATTTTTTGCCACATCTTGTTTTGTTGCAATTACTAATACATTATAATCTGATTTGAATAACATGCACCAAAGTGAATATCCGGCTGTTAAAGTTGAAATACCTAATTGTCTAGATTTAAGAATAATATTATATCTATTATCTTTTAATTGATCTAATGTATCTTCTTGGAAAGGATATAAATTAAAATACATCTTACCTTTAGTAGGATGTTGAATAATACAATATTTACGCATAAAATGTACGGGATCTACCGAACATTTTTTATATTCATCTCGTACTATTTCTTTTATGCTTTTCTTTACTGACATACTTTTACTAAATATAAAAAATTATTTGCAGAAAAACAAGAAAAAGAACGACTTATTTTTTTCTTTTTTCGAATGAACGTCCACCAAAATAAGCACCAATCACTGTAATTAATACTAATTGTAAGAGATCTGTCCATTTTTCTTCTACTGTAAATGCAATTGTACCAGCATCAATAAAAATCATTAATACTGTACATACCACTAAAAATATTAATACTAATGGCCTTACATTTTTTGATAACCAAGAATCAGAATTCATATCCGATGTCCATCTATCGGTAATATTTTGTTCCATCTTAGTTTCGTAATCAGAAATCAATTGTTTCATCTTACGTTTAGCTTCAAGTTTTTCTTCTTTGGAAGTTGTTAGATTATCAAGTACACCACCCACGCCTTCTACTAAGTCGGCTGCTCCACCTGAAAATAATTTTCCTAATCCTAAACCCATAACTATTTCTCCGTTTTTAATTTATTAAATTGAACTAAATGCATCTTTAAGGAATACTCCTAGCTCGTTACTTTTAATTGCATTTAATATACCCTTAAAAGTAGCTCCAGCAAATTTACCTTTGGCAAATTTACCAGCCATACCACCTACACCTTTATATAATAATAAAGCAACTACCGCCATATGTAGCAGTTCTGCTGCTTTATGTGCTTTTGCAGTATCTTTAACTCCGGCTAATTTAATAACCTTTTCAAATGCTCCAATGATTTTATGATGAAACTTTTCTCCAAATGCAATCAATCTATCTCCAGATAAACTTTTGAATCCTGGTATCTTACTTATCAAGTTTACAAACTTTCCTAATAGTCTTGATATTTCACCAAATGATAAAGCAACACCAGCTAATGTTAATCCGATGGCTTCTGATTCAGGTGCATCTAAATCTAATTTTTGAATATCCTTTTCAAGATCATCAAATGCATCTTCTAATTCTGCTTCTGTATTTTCTATTATTAAGTTTGACAGTTTCATAAGTTATTCCATGTATTGTTTTCTTAAATTTTGTTTAAGTTCTAAATAATCCTTTTCCATTTTTTCTAAAAAGGATGACATATCTGCTTCACCGTATTTTCCGTCTGCATTTTGCCATGTTCTAACTATTTGATCTTTTAATACTTCTACTTCTTTATCTGCATCTTTAAACCAAGATTCCATATTAGCTGCCATAATTTTATTTTGGTATTTAGTCCAAGCTTCTGGTCCTTGTTGTTTAATTTTTCTTTCTTCTTTTAAGACACATTCAAAACATTTGCCTCTCATATGGTAAAATTTGAAATTCAACCTTTTTTCATGTTCACGCATATCTTTGCCACATTCGGGACATTTTTCTGGCACTGATAATGCTTGTTGAATTGTTTTTAATATTGAATTTTCTGGTTCTCTTGATTTGAACCCTTCATGTTGTGTAACACGTGTTCTAGTTCCGTTTGCATCAGTCTCGATCCATATTTTAGGCTTGCCATCTTCAAATCTTTCTATAACATCATCTTCAGAAATTTCTTTTTTTGTTTTTCCAAAATAATGTGATTGTCTTGTTTGAGTCTTATGTCTGCCGGCCAATAAATCTTTAACGGCTTTTATATTTTGTAACTTACTCATTATATTATTTCAAATTTTTACGTAATTGTAATAATAATCTTTTTTTAGCAGCATCCTTAAGATCTAAACCATTAATCAAATCAATAACAAAATCTGTTTGAACCGTTGCTGGTTTATTTCCTAATTGATTTTTTAATTGTTTCATAGCTTGTGTTTTATCAACTCTACCCATTTTAGATTGTAATGCTTGATTTTCATCTATTGCTGCATTTCCATCATCAATTCCTGCGGTATAATTTTCTTCTGCTACTGGTGCTGTATCTGCTCCTGCAATACCACCTTTCATAATCATTCTAGCTAACATCTTTCCTACTGTTGGATTATTACCTGATATTGATTGAACTACTTTTAATAAACCAGCTGCTTGTTGTGCTGGTGAACCTGTACCTAATGCTTTTTTTAACATTTTAACGCCGGCCATTTTTTCAACTCGGCCTAGACTAGCACCAACTGCGCTTCGAGCCATATCAGGTGCTTCTGTTAGAGATGATTTGATTTGTTTTCTTATCATGTCTCTCAATAATTTTTCTTTCATAATTCGTCCCTTTTTGGTTTTTATATAAATATGCTATAATATACTTATCAATGTTATTTTGTAAAGCCTTTATCCATAGCAAAATTAGCTCTACTAAATTCTACTCTATCTACAAATTTAACTCCATTACCAATTCTATCAACCGCAACATATCCTTCTGGAGCAGTAACTCTCAAGCCTCCTTTTCCATCGTCTACAAAATGTTTTGTATTATAGATAGCATTATTATATTTTCTCACAAATATAAGTTTGGCTTCTGATAATAATTTTGATACTTGAAATAAATTTAATATGTCTTGTCTTCTTCGTTGAAACATTTTCATTTGTTCTTGACCGGCTGCAATCGCTTTCATTCTACCTTTTTCAGACTTTAATTTATCAACTCGTTTATCTATTCTATTTGTTTGATACCATTTTTGAAATGCTTTAAATGATACTTTTGGATTATTAACAAATTGACCTGACTTTATTTCTTTATTTAGATAAACATTGAGATCTGCCATTGGTAAATTATCATAATTAATTTTAATTGAATCTGCTTTCTTTATTAATGTTTGAACTTCTTTTGCTTCTTCAACTGTTAATGTTACAATACCTGTTGAATCTTTAAAGAATGCATCATCAAACCAAACATTTCTTGTTTTGTTTAATCCACTGACATCTGCACCAAATGATGCACCACTCTGTAATGATTGATATGTTGTATGAAATACTATACCAATTTTTGCGGCTGCAATATCTTTTCCTAATTCTGAATCTGATTCTACTGCATATGTTATAGTATTTGGTCTAAACGATAAATGTGGTTTGCCATCTATATTTGTATTTTTAACCATACTCGAATCAAACATAAAATCGCCTTGCAGAATATTTTTTATACCTAATGCTGGAAAATATTGTAATGCCAATTTTAATTTATCTGCTAATCCAGGAGCTTGACCATGATTCATATCAATGTCTTCCATTGTGTAGTTAATTTTAGGTACTTTATTAAACACTGACTTTGTACCTACAAAGAATTTTCCATTTTCAGGATTGATGCCTGTAAATATTGCAGGTGCTCCGTCCCATTTAACTGATGTATTTATTTTAGTATTTGAATTACCAGCTAAATTTTTCAATAATTCTATTAAAAATGATTTGGCTTGTTTATATCCTGCTTTACCTTGAGTTAAAACAAGTTCTTCTAAATGAGTTAAATGTGTATTTGCCTTTGCTTCTGTAATTAATTCAAATTGATTTGACCACCAATTTTTTGTTAATACTTGTTCTCTTAATGTAGTTGGTTTCAATTCTTCTCCCTTACTTGAATCTATAGAAACATCTGCTCCTAGAAAATCTAAAAATTTGTATCCTGTCATTTTTGCAACACGTGTAATATATTTTTGCCATATTTTATATGCAGGATTACCTTTATAATCTTTAATATAATCTGTACCAGCATATTCGCCTCCTTTAACTCCTGTTGGAAAATAAGATACAGTTAATGGGGGGCCATCTGGATAATTTGTGTTATGAACTTCTATAGGATCGTCTTTTATAATATAATTAAGAACTTCATATCCTAATCGTTTTGCCATTTCTTCTGATTTTTTTCGATATGTTTTTTGATTTCCATAATAATATCGAGGTCCATCATCAACCATTGCTTTACTTCCTCCGATTGAACTACCCTCTTTTATAATAAATGATTCAATCATTTCTGTACGTAATGCAGAAAACTTAGTTTGTAACATGTTATATATTTTAGGATCAAAGAATCCCATAACATCTTCAAATGTTTTTTCATCTGCAGTTGCTAATACTTGTCTTAAAGTAGTTCCAGACATTTCTCCAAATCCTGGTATTTGAATATCAACATGAGGTGCTACAACTAAATATCCATGTTTAGTAAATGGTTGTAAATTATTTTTATTTTTTTCATAATCTTGAAAATAACTAGGCTCGCCGCTCTTCTTTAATCCTATTTTGAATCTAGGATTTTCCATCATATCTTTTTTACCTACTGCAAATAATAATGCAGTTGTTTCTGGATCATATTTACTTGTCAATTCTTGTGCTTGATAAGGATTTCGAACTTGAACAACATTTGTTATTCCATGTTTTTTCATTACTGAATATTTTTCTTTGAAATTTAATGGAGATTTAGGTAATGTGACCTTATCTGATGTTACTACAAATGTATTTGATTTACCAAATTTTGCAGCTAATTTTTTATATACTGCAGCATGATGTTGTCCCATTGGCTGAAATCTGCCTGGATAAACTACTAATATAGTTTTAACCGGTGATTCCGATAATGCCATTTCTACTATTTGTTGACCTAGTGTTTTCATTTAATATAAATATTATGTTGGTAACAATGTTACTTGAGCTCCGTATAATTCTGATCCTCCGCTACTTTGCCATTCTACAACAACTCTTTCTCCTGCAGTTGCTGCAGATGAAAAGTTTGCTGTTGTATTAACTGTTCCGCCGGAAACTACTATTGTATTAGTTAATGTACCAAAAGTAAATTTGTAAACGTTTATTACATCTCTAGAATTATTTCCATATGCTAAGACATGTTTAGCTTCATATCCTGATGGCACTATGAAGTCTGCACGACATAAAGCACGTCGACCATTATCTAAAATACCTCTACCTCTAGCAGTTATGGTTCCAATATTTGCAGTAGAATCATAACTAAAAAAGTCTATAGGAGTTAAGTATACCATATTATCTATAATTTGACCTATGTTATCACCTCTAAAGAAAGATCCTGAAACTACTCCAGCAGATACTGCAGAATTAACTATTAAGTCTCCCATACGAGCTTTTTTACGAGAGCCGCCGCCTTCAGCATCGAATGAAAATCCATCTGCATCAGATACTTTTAGTTGTCCTAATTTTGTACCTCTATTTATAAATTCAATTGTATCTCCATCGGTAATAATATGAGCAAACGAACCTGTTGATGATGCACTACCACTTATATCACCCGACATTATTATACTACCACTTTCCATGGTTATATCCGAACCTAATGCTCTAAAACTTCCATCAACAGTTACATTTGCTAAAATTTCTAATTCAGGCGTACGACCAGAACTATTAACTGTTGAACCAGTTATACATCTTAAATCAAATATACAATTATCATCTGCATCTAAATCTTGTGTCATTGTATGATTACCAAGATTATCAGCTGACCCACCGCCACCACCTGTTCCTGATAATCCAGAACCATCACCAACAAATGAACCAGAAAATACACTACCACTAACAATATTGAAAATCATTACATTTGAAGCATCTGTATCTGAACCTCCCATGAAGGTTGTTATTCCTCCAGCATTTTTAGTAAAGGTATATGATTGTCCTTCATTCAAATTAAATGATGTACCAGATTTACTACTTCCCATACCATTACCAATCGTACCCATGGTAGCACCACTAAGTTCAACACTTCCAGTACTAATTACTAATGTTACCGATACTTGATTGCCGGCACCTGCTAATGGCATTAATATATCATCGATTGGTTTAGGTAATTGTGCATTGGTATTAAATGGAGGAGTATCAATAATATATGTACTTGCAATTCCTCCACCTCCGGAGCCATCTGCTAAGAAATTAACTCGAGCTGAACCAACATTAGAGAAAAATGATGATGAATTAGCAGCGGTTACAGTTATTACATTTGAAATATTACCAGCTACAGTTACATTTTGGAAAAATGCATTACTACCAGTAGTATTACCTTGAATAGTTACTGAATCAAATAATGCATTACTCGCGGTCATGTTACCATTATGATCTACTTTAAATTTACTTGATGATATAAATAATAATTCAGTGTTGTTTCCAATTCTAACCCCAGCTGTAGTAAGAGTTGAATTACCTAGAGTAAATCCACCAACTGTACCTGATTCTGCTTTTAACACACCGCCCGGTGTAACACTAAATGGAGCACTTGCAAACGTTGCATGTCCTAATTGTATACCGGAATCTGCATCTGCTATAAAGACATCATTGCTTGTTCCTAATGTAATTCTTTTATCTGATGTACTAATTGAAAAATTATTTCCTGATAACTCATCAGAAGTTATTGTAAATCCACCTATCGAACCATATGTTGCAACTATTCCTCCTTTCAAGAATGCATTGTCTGTATATAAACCAAAACCTGAAACTGCTGTGCCATTTATATTATCTGCAATTCCTGATAAGTCACCTAATCGAGCTTTTAATTCTATGTCATATATATTTGAACCTGTACGTTCTATAATATCAATAAATGGTGTAGTAGGGTCATTTGGATTAGCATTTAATCTAATATATCCAGTACCTATTTTACCTGTTGATACAATTACTTGCGAACCAGAATATGATTGAGCAGCACTAGGCAGATCACCTAAAGATCCTGAAGTAGATCCTATAGTAGTTGAACCACTATAACCTCTTTGTACAAATAATAGTCCGGATAAATCTGTATCACTTGATGAATTTGTTCGAGATGCTGATTCTACTAAAATATATTCTGTTGCAAATCCTGTCGGTGATACTTTTTTAGCAGTTAATATTTCATTTTGAGCAAACCCTGTTACATTTTCTACAGACATTGTTGTGGTTGTCGACGAATGTATTCCTCCTGGTGCTACAGATGATCCTGTTAATACTGTTGAATTTGCAACATATAATTGACCTCCTACTGCATTTACAGATTCTTTTTCAAATGTCGCTGTTGATAATGTACCTCTAATTCTTGCATTTTCAACTTCTAAAAATCCTCCTTGGTCTGCTGTTAATCTAAATCCTGATCCTGCTACATTACTAGCAAAACCTAATGATTCAATTGTTCCTGATTTTTTGATGACCATTTGGCCACCGCTAAATTTTTCGCCGTCGATAGTCCAGCCGGCTATTGTATTAGATGATACATTACCTGATTTTCCTAAAAATATTGGTGTTGTTCCGTCAGCATCTATAGCTCTAAAACCAAAATTACTATCTGCAGAATAAAACATTTCAATTCTAGGCAATGTTGCTGAACCGGTTGTTTGAACACGGACGGCTTTAAAAGTTGGAGTTGCATAAATTTGTAATGATCTTCTATTAACAGTTAAGTCACCTTCTCCTGGAGCTGTTGTAGAAAGTAATCGATTACCATCTATTTCAAATCCACCAATTCGTCCGCCATCTAATCTTATATCTGAACCTGTTATATTTCCTCCGGCGCTAACTTTAAATGCACTTGATGATATAAATGATGCTGGATCATTTGTATTTAATGAAGAAGATATTCTTACTATATCATCTTTAAAAATTGCAGAATCTCCAATAGTAAATCCACCAATTGTACCACCAGCTTCTGCTGTAATAGTACCTTGCATTATTACATCACCGTCATTTTGCAGATGAAAATTACTTGATGATATTTCTATGTTACCATTTGACCCAGATATAAAATTACTATTACCACCTAAAAAGAATTTTGGTGTTCTAACATCTAATCCTGGTGCTTTTCCGGATACAGTATCTGTTGCAAATCTTAAGAATGATTCCGAATGTTCAACTAATTCAATACCAACACCTTGATATTGATCTGGTAGATTTGGTAACACAGAACCTGTATACATTAAGAATCCACCTGGTTGATCTGTTCTTGATGCAGAATTGAATCCTGCATAACCTACTGATCTAATAAATCCAGAATTTTGTCCTGATATTTCTATACCAGCACCTATTGAGTTACCTACAAATACAGAACCAGTTAATAAGTTATTAGGTCCGGCAATTAATGTATTTTCTCCAGTAAATAATACCGGATATATAAATATTTCTGTTTCAGCTTGATTATTTAAGAAATCTAAAAACTGAAGTTTAAATGTTAATGGGATATTTAAGAATTGAGATGGAATACGTTTTTGGAATCTCATAAAGTTTGGTGTAAACTTAGATTCATTAAATGTTTTTATACTAACATTTGATATTGTAAATCTTCCATTTCGTACTACTAAATATACATCTGCTTTTTGATCAAATATACCATTTTGAAATCTAAATGCCATACCAAAATTACTACCTGATTCTGGTAATAATATTGTTCCTACACGTGTTCCAAAATCTCCACCGGTTTGCATATCAACAGCTTGTGATGCAGGATTGGCACCTGTATTTAATGTTAGAACTTGTACATTGGTATTATCTAATGGTGCATAAATATTGGCTGGCTCTGTTGCTGCATATGCATCTAATGTTAATTCATCTGCTGCAATAACACTATTTTCATCACTACCAGAAATATAAATATCCATTCTAGGTAACTGTGCTGCAGCTACTTGAGGGTCAGATGTTGTTGTACTAGTATCTGCAAATGCATTTAATGATAACACATATTGAGTTCCGGCAGATAAAAATGGTCTATATTCATCTTTAAGGTGTATGTAACCAAATGTTCTAGCTGAAGAGAAATTTACTTCAGGCTGTAATCGTATACCACTCATTAAATCATTTGGTAAGAAGTCTGGTGTTAATGGATTAGATGGTAGTATCGGACCGGTTGCAGTAGTACTTAAACTTGCTGTCCAATAGTTATGAAATTCTCCTAAACTAGTAAAGAATCCCATTCTTCTAGCTGTTGCTCCTATTAATGCAGTTGTTTCTGTTGAACCTGAATCTGTTAATACTTCAAATTGTTCAATTACTGTTTCGCCTAAGTCTGTAAAATCACCAAATGCTCCTCCAGGTTTATAAAATGTTTTTACTTTATATACATCACCAGTTGCTGGTTCTAAATTACCTAGCGTTATTTCTGCAAATGATTGTGATTGTTCTGATGTTGATGTTGCAAAATTAGCTGTATAACTTGCTGTAAAATTAGCGCCGGCGGCAACGTCTACATATTGACTTGGCGGAACAACAAATCCAAGATTACCAGCTATTTTACCTCCTAATGCATTTAACTTAACTTGAAACTTTCCTGCAGGATCAAAGTCACTCGGATGTGCAAATGATTGAGGTTGATTAATCATTATTACACGAGCTTCGGTTGAAGATATTATTTGTGATATTGCAAGATAATAAGATCCTGATAAATCATTTGTAACACCTGCACCATTATTGGATAAAGTCCCGTCTCCAAAACCTCCGTTATTTGCTTGATTATATGGTACAAGCAAGTTATGGTTTCCTCCAATTTTTGCTCCTGCTGAATCAGGTGTTACTGTTGGTTCAACAACTTTAATTACATCACCAGATGCCATATCAGCTGTAAAGAAATCACAATCTGTGGTAAATCTAGATTCATTTGTTGCATAGATTATATTAGTTTCAGATTGTTCATCAATAAATGTAGATACAACGTCACTTCCTTTGTCGCCGGCTAATGATGTAGCATTAGAAAATACATTTCCGCCTCCTGCGGATAGTGCTTTTGATATTGTTGAATTTACTTCAACGAAGGTTGTAAATGAGCTTAGCTTAGGCGTTCCTTTAGCAAATCCTCCTTGTAATACTGACTTCGTTGCATAATCACCTGCTAATCCTATAACAGATGTTACACTAGTAAAAGTACTGGTTGATGTTGCTTGTGGCATTGGATTAATATTATATCTACCACAACCAACACTATGTGTTGCAACATTTGTTAAGTTTTCAATAACAAGATATGGTTCAATACGTTCACGTAATGTAACAGTTGGTCTTTGAGTAAAAATAATTTCTGTTGAATTGAATCTTTCTGGTGCACATGTTACTGTTCGTTGCCATAATACATTTGGATAGTTTAAATAATCTCTATCTTGTACATCTTGACTCGACCTTAAAATTCTACCGCTATTAGGATCAACTCTTGCTCTACCTGCTACATATACAGTTGCAACACCAAATGGTGTATCAGGATATAAATAAACAGCTATTACACGTGTACCATCTTGTTCTAAATATTGAACTGGTTCATAGTAAATCGGATTTCCATTTGAATCTAATATTTCAATATGAATTTTTGAATTTCTAACTAAAGTGTTAGCAGATGCTTTGATCTTAAAAAGATTCTTTCCACCTGTTAATGTAGTAGGAAAATCTGTAATATTAAAGAATTGGTCGGAGAAAGGAGAATTATCTCGTATTCTAATAGTGCCTAAATCTTTGACACCTACATAATCTACTCGTTTTCGTAACCGACCGAGATTCCAAGTTCCTGCTGGCATATGATATCACCTATTTTAATATAAATATTAGGTGAAGTCAATTTCAGAGTATCCATTTACCTTCTTAATCTCTATCAGTTTATCTACAATATCCCTCATAGCATCTATATGAGAAATACACATTAAGAAGCCAAATTGTGATTTTAGATAATCAAATAACATGAACATTGAATTAAGATTATCTGAATCTAATACGCCAAATCCTTCATCAATTGCTAAGAAGTTTGGTCTTGGAAGATTTGATACATTTATTAAAGAAGTTCTAATAGCTAATGATGAAATAAACTTTTCCATACCCGATGTTAATTCTAATGGCCAATAATTGTCATTATCATAAACAATATGAGCATTTATATTTTTACCATCTGTATGTAATACTATTGTAAATTCAACAATTTGATTAAGAATATTATTTATTTCAGATTCTATTTGCGGAAGTGCTTTTGTTATTAAATGATATGGAACGCCGTCTCGATAAACAGCTTTTTGATAATATTCATATCCTTGATACTGTTGTTCTAATTCTTTTAATCTATCTATTCCACCTTGAGCATCTTCTCTAGTTTTTTCTGCCATTTTTAATTTACCAGACAATGATAATAATTTTGAATCTAATTGTCCTAATTCTAAACTAACTGTCGATATTTCATCTCTAATTTCTTGAATTTCATTATTTTTACTTTCATTGAATATTATATTATCTTTTTGTTTTAGAGATTTTTTAAGTTCAGATTTTTTAGATTTTAAGTCTTCTCGTCCTTTATGGATTTGCCATTTGAATTGTTCTAATTCTCTTTCTTGATTATTTAATGTTCTTTCATTTTCTATCAATGATTGCTTTATAGTATTTAAGGCAAATAACTTTTCTTTTGGTTTTTGTTCTTCAATACTATTTATACTACTTTCAACTTCTTGTATATGAGATATGATATCAAATTCTTCTTCTTTTAATTTTGGTAAAAGATCTGCAACTTGTTTAGTTTCATGTAACCATGGATTTGCCATACAATAACTACAATCTTCGTCCCATTCATGTTTATCTAATTTAGAAACCATTTTTTCAGCATGTTGAATTTTCAATTGTTTCATCTTTAGATCATTATTCAATTTGATAACTTCTGATTGATAATTAGCTAAATCTGTAATAGACTGATTTAGTTTAGATTCGTCAACTTTATTTATTTTTTGATTTGTTTCTTTTATTAGTTTCTTCTGTTCACGAATTATTTCTTTTTGAGTATCTCTTGACATGATAATGTCTTCAAGATCTTCTTCTATACTCTGAATTTCTTTATCAATATCTTCTGGACTATCTAATGTATCATCAACTTTTTTAAGCTCCTTTGTCATTGTAAAAATAATATCATTAAGATTAGTTTTCATTTCTTCATGTTCATTTTTATCAACTTTCATTTGTTCATATGAGCCTGTATATTGAGTTATTATATCATTTGATGATGCTAAATCTGTTGAAAAATCTTTTCGTTTATATTCTCTGATTAATGCCGCTGTTTCTCTAATTTCATCGTGGCCAATTTGATATAGTTGTTCAAATATATCAATATCTAAAAATTGTGATAATAATTCTTTTCTTTCTCTTTGACTTTTATCGATAAATCCAGTATTATTATTTTGTAATGATAATGCAGTTAATACAAAATCATCATATGTTCCTAAATATTGTTGAATTATTTTATTTGTAGAATCTCTTTGATCTCCGTTTAAACTTTCATAATTACCGTCATTATCAATTCTCCAAAAATCGACATTAACTTTAACATGGCCATTATTATGTTTCCGTGCATTACGTTCGATAAAATATTTGTATTTACCTAATTCAAATTCAAATTTACAATGAAATCTACTTTTCTTATTATTCAAAACATGTTTAGCAAATTTTGTTCTAGAACATCTATCGAAACAACAAAATGATAATGCATCTAACAATGTTGATTTACCTGAAGCATTTGGTGCAAATAATCCATATAATCCATTCATGTTTGAAAAATCTATTTGATTGTTATCTCCATAACTAAACATATTTGAAAATTCAAACTTTTTTGGAGTCCAAGTGATATTTCTTGTTAATGTACTTGTTGGTAATTTAGAATGAACTGTTCTGTTAATATGTCTTACCGTATCTAACAATGTATCATCTAATGCATATTCATCTGTTAAATATTCTGTAATAACTTTATTTTGCCATTCTACATCTCGTATATTTCCAAAATTAATTTTATTTTTAACATCATTTGTATTTAATGCATTTATTTTTTGTATGGAAATATCTTGAACTTGATATTCTGATTTAATTTTTGCAACCAATTCTTTAAGAGTAGCTGAATCAGTATCTTTTACTTTTAATCTTAATCTAGGACGTATTGGAATCTTATCACTAGGGTTTGTTATTTTACCTTTATCTATATGGTATGTATAATATCCATAATCATTTGGTATTTCAACAAACTTACATTTTTTAGAAGCAAGATCCCATTCCATGATACCATGGCCTAATGATTCTCCGTGATTTTGTTGAATTAATGATCCAGCATATGCAATAGTTTTATCTTCATTCAAATACTGTGGTTTATGAATATCTCCTAATAAAACTAAATCATGTCCTTCGAATATATTTGTAGTTACATGAGTATTACTTAAAGTAAACCCAGCATCTGTTGATGCATTATGAACCGAACCATGGTGGAGCGCAATCTTATAATCTCCTATAAAATCTTCTGCTTTTATATAATCAACAGGCTTATCAAATACCGACATTACGTTAAAGTGTACTCCGGAAATACAATATATACCATTGTCTTTAAGATAGTGTAGATTTTGATGATTCAAGGCTTTAACAATAGGACTTAAGGCGTCTAGTCTGTAACTATTATTTAGATTACAATCATGGTTTCCTGTTATTACTAATGTAGGTGCTATATCTGATAATTTCTTAAAGAAATCAGATACTACTGCTACTAGTTCTGGGGACATATCTGTTTTTGCATGTACTATATCTCCAGCAACATAAATAATAGAATTATCTGTTTTTGTTTTCTTAATATATTTGTATAATCTTTTGAAAACTAATTGATATTCTTTATGTCGTTTTACATTTCGAACATGAACATCAGCTATATGATATATTTTATCGATCGATTCTAAACCTATGTCTATATTGCGCATAATATTTTCTGCTCCATTAATTTTTCACTACTCAAAATTTCAGTGTTTTGAATTTGAGATATAATTTTTTCAAATCCTAATTCACTAGGATCTTTTTCTGTCAAGTCTACAAAATATACCGTTATGCCATTTGCCATAAAATATTCTGCTGCTTCTAATGCTTGCTTTCTTGCATCTTTATCTAAACAAATATAAATTTCTTTAACACCTTTTTCAACTATTCGTTTTTTCAATGTATTTGAAATTGTCTTTCCAAATAATGGAATTGCATTTCTACGTATTGCAATCGCATCAAATGCTCCTTCAACTAAAATAATAGGCATATTCCAATTTATATGTAATTCAAATCCTACAATATCTTTTGAAGCCGGAGGATTTTTATGCTTAAACTTATCTTCTTCATAATATGCTCTTGCTACAAAATAATTTAAACTACCATTTGCATCATAACTTGGAATAATTATTTTACCTTTGTATGGACCTTTTCTACAATATCCTATTCTATATTTCAAAATATCATGAATAGTTATATTTCGTTTTTTAAGATAATATACTGCATTTCTATATTCAGGACTCATCTCTTGAAGAACCCATAATGGGCGATATCCTTCAGGAAGTTGTAATACCGGAGTATCTGTAGTTGTTTTAGTTGGCTTATATTCAACTCCATCTAATAACTTAACTAATTTAGATATCTTTTCTCTTTGTACATTTAATTTACGAAATAGTACAGTTAGCTTTCTTCCGGCTGCATTACATACCCAACAATGCCAATATTGTGTTACAATATTAACTTCCATTTTCTTTTTATTGTGATGACAAAATGGACAATGAAATGCAACATTATCATTTGAGTTTATTTTGCCTTTTCCAAGAACGGTTTCAAGAAGAGTGATTATCGAAAATTTGCTCATTTATTAATTATATAATATTATATATTTCATTGTCATCTTCAATAACAATGTTTCATTTCAAAATTAATTTTCATGAAAAATTATATACATGTAATATATCGAAAAAAGCTCGTAAGCTCAAGTTTTTTACTTGCTTTTTTTCTCATTCAACCAACTTTTTGGTATTTCTTTTTCTGCCCATAATATACCATGCTTGTCACAATAATCTGCATAAGTAGTTTTTGAACCTTTTCTTATTTTTGTTTTTGCTGATTGAAATACAAATCTAATATCTAATTCTGGATGTTGTTTTTTAATTAACAAATGTTTTTTACGATCTTCTAATACCCATCTACCCTTTGTTTCGATAAGTATTCCATTTGGTAATGTAAAATCAATTGTATATGTATGATTGGTTTGAGGCTTTATATAATCTATAACTGTAGTTTCGTATTCAAATTTAGTTTTATTTTCCGATAATTGATCTGCTACTTTATGTTCAAAGCCACTTCTATAACCATGTTTAATTGCGTTCTTGCGAACTTTGGATTTCGATCTCCATGCCATAACTTATTCCCTATTTAATATAAATATTAGTAATCCCAACGAACAATAAAGTTCATATCAACATCATCTAATTTTTGCACTGGTGTAGATAATTTACCTATAGCTAACATTCGTGCACTTTCATCATATAAACCAATGGTTGTAATATAAGGTTTTAATGTTCCAGAAACAAATAAAGGCTTTCTTAATTCTCCTGTTGGAATATTTTGATGATTAGGTGCACATATCTCACCAACTGTAGCCGGACGATAATTTGCTGTAGGATTCATTGTAACATTGAATGTATCTTTTGGCACTCTAACTAATACTTCGTTTTCATATATCATATGTGTTCCACGATATGTCCCATTCCAAGTATTTCCAAACACGCCAGAACCAGTATGATATTGTGGTAATGGTGATGAACAAACAACTTGACCATTTTTATGAAAAACATTTCCTACTGTTCTTGTTTGATAACATGATGCTGATAAGTAATTATTATTAGCTAAATTTAATATTTCTTCGTCTGATGCTGCATAATCATAAAATCTTATTTCTGCAATTTCTTGATTTTTACCTATACCATTATACGTATTAGATGCTCTATTATTGATTGCTCCTATTAATATATCTGCTTCATTAATACACATTGCTGGTAATGAAGCACTAATGGTATTAGTAGAACTTCCATTAATATACATTTTGCATACTTCACTTTCATTCTTGATAGCAACATGTTGCCATTCCATTGTATTAGCACCGGGAGCATATTTTTTAACTGTACTTCCTGTTATTTCAACAGCATCAATACCATCACTCTGAAAGAATAAATACGAAATTTGACCACTTCCATTAGCATCTACATCAGATGGATTAGTAGCTCTATATACAACATGTAAATTTGTTCTTATTTTTTCTGATTGAAAATCTGCAACTGAATCTGGTGTAGTTGTAGCTCTTGTTGTATTTAATATATCTCGAACTTTTCGTTTTTTATCTTTTTCATCAATATATGTTTGTTGTTTTACTCCCCACTTAGTCATGATAGCATGAGGATTGCCTGTTAGTGTTTCTCCTGGTTTATGCCAAAAAGATATTGTCCAGTTATCACATCGACCAAAACGATCAAACTTATCATCATTTGGAATTCTTATATAAGGAGCATTTCCTTTAACAGGAATTTGTGGAAATTGTGCAGATAATCCAGATGCTATAGCATCATGAATAGAACCACTACTTCTACTACCAGAAACAGATATTCCAGGCCTAATAACTATTTCTCCATTTACTGGAGCTTTTTTTGGAACTTTATTTAATACATAATTAATTGATTTTCCATATGTTGCTATCGATGTTTCTTCTAAATCTAATAATCCATCATCAAATTGTCTATATAAATCATTAAATGACATATAGAAGAAATTTCTACTAGAAGATGCAAATCTTGTATGATCAATTCTAGGATCTATTAAATTTCCATTTCCATCATCATGTAATCTAACTTGTGCATCACCTATCGAACTAGTCACTTCAAATGTTCCAGGCTTTAATGATTCACCTACATCATGATATGGTAATGTCAATATTGAAGCAGAATACCATAAAAATCTATCTTGTTTATTTTTATCTTTGTAATCAAAAACACTTGTTGGATCGAATTTTCGGTAATACCTATGATCAATAGTATTCCATACAATATGCATATTTGTATTATCAAATGCATTAACCGGAAATATTCTATCTCCTACACCTTTACCAGTATCTGCAAATATATGCGGAGTGAAATGTCTAAATATACCGGAATGAATAAAGAATCCGTTACCATTGTCTGTTATAGCAGCAGATCTTAATTTATACCGCTTGTAAGCTTTGAATGGCCGTTGTTGAACATCATTTTGTTTGATTGGTTGAAAAACTGAAGGTATAATTGGCATATCATCTTACAAATTTTGTTTTAGAAGTCTAACTTAACTTTTATTAATGCTTCTCTTGTATAATTTTTTAACAATGGTTGAGATAATTTTGCTGTTGCTAATAATTCTCTTCTGTTGTTATACATACCAACAGTTGTTATATATACTTGCGGATCATTAATAAATGTATTGAAGAATAATTGTCCTAACGACCCAGTAACAAATGATGGATTATTTGAATAATTATATTCTGCATTTTTAACTCTAACAAAATAATAAGTTGATTTAACTTGTTCTGATGATCTTGCTTGAATACCACCATTTGCTCCTACCGGTGTTAATATATTAGAACCTGATATCGATGTAAACAATTTCATTGCATTATCACCTTGAACGGCTGAAGCAGTAACAGAATTAAATCTTAATCCTCCATCTGATCTAGCAGCATCTAATTTATCTCCATTCAAAATAGCTACACCATGTTGTGGATATAATAATCCATAATGTACTGGTGCAGAAGAATTATGAATTGCAGTTCCTTCATCAATTGAACCAGATACAAGATTGTAAACTAATCCTCCTTCAGAAACTCCTCCAGCTGATGTTAATGATGAATCATCTATTACAGTAAAGTAACGAAGCGCATGCGCTGCATTTCCATCTGATGCTAATGTTTGTACATTTGATCCGGTATGATTTATATTTAAGTGACCAGATCCAGATAGTTCAGCTAATGTTATTTCAAAATTTCCTGGATCTAATTTTTCTCTTACTCTTGCTCTATTAAAGTTAAGTACATAGATTTGATTTGAATCTGTTCCATCAAATGTAAACTTTTTATCATTAGGAGGTAATAATAATTGAGCATATTGTTTATAAATTGCTCTAGATGGAGTATCATTATTTAAGTTACCTGTTGTATCTTTTGAACCAGAACCATCAAAATGACCATATGCCATAGATAATTCAGGATTGGCATTTGCATTTACAGCAGGATCACCTGTTGAAAATATTTCTTGAAAGTAAGTTTTTTGTACTGCAGTTAATACTGACGAAGTAAACATATTAACTAAACTACCTGTGTTACCTGCAAATAATCCTCTTGTTACAGTCTCAACATTATTAGGTAAGATATCATCTGTTGCATCGAACCTTGTAAAGATTCTACCCAATCTTTCTCTAGCTCTTGCCTGTTCTCTTTGTCGAAGAATTTGATCGGCTAATTGTCTAGCTAACGATTCTACTTGTGATGTGGCACGAGTCGGTACACCTCTTCGTCTAAATGATACCGGGGCTCTTCTAATACTAGCCCTTCTGCCTATTCCTCTTGCATATCTTGCCATAATTTATCCCTTACTTAATCTCTTAATGGTGTTGCCAATCCAATTGTTGACACTTCTACTTTCTTAACTGTTATATTTAATACTGCTCTACCGCCGGTTTCATTTCCAATAAATAATACTGTAGCTGATTGATCTGCATCTAATAATTCTGCAGCAGTAATTTCAAACTGCGTTCCGGATACTGTTATTGATTGAGCAGCTTCTGAATCTCCTATGAATTGTGGTACTGAAGCAGCTTGGTTTCTTGCTCCTCTAGTTGCAACTATATCACATACATCTGAATCTGATAAAATTGCAGTATATCCAAATCTTCTATTACCTCCACCAAAATTAATTGTTTGTGGAGTTATTGTAATACTTTCATTTGCATTTAATTCAATATCTCTTTGAGGTATTCTTACTACAGGAATACGTGCAGTTCCTTTTGGTAAAGTAACTAATTTATATTTTAGCATTTGTGTTTCATCTGGCAATGCTTCTACAATTGGCATGTTTTCAATTGCCGCGCCGTAAAATGCAGTTCCTAATGGATGATCTGGATTATATAAATCGTAATCGATCTCATCATCTGCTAATGCAAATTGTGTAATTTTGAATTCATTTCTTCCTCGAGCCAACAATTCTCTTCCTTTTTTAGTAAGAATTGCATCTACTGTAATCGTTGAATTATTTAAGTATCCCATAGTTATATCCCTATTTTTTAATAAATATGCTCATGCTTCAATTATCTAACCTCTAGGAACCCTGGATTCTGATCTGATGGTTCTGGATTAAATATTAATGTATTTGGATTCGTTTCAAATATCTCAATTACCGGTCTTTGATCGATAGCACTTATATCCGATGATATATTCATTCCTGGAGCAGTAAGTTTACATCCTTCGACATATAAATTCTCTGTTTGAGCAAAGAAATCATCTCTATATTGTGTATCTGAAAAACTACTTGAATGATTGAATTTTGATGGCACCGGTACGCCTCTCACCTTACCTAATGAAGCACTTAAATAAGCAAGTTGATTTCTATCAAATTTTGATTTTCCTTCTGTAGCTGGATTTTGTGTATAATGTAGTACTTGTTGTTTAAATATTCTACTTGGTCTTGGATCTAATACAACAATTTGTTCTGGGTTATGACACGCTTTATTTATAGTTTGGAACATTCGAACATCCATAACCATTGGTCTCATACTCTGAGCAACACCATTATTGAACCAAAACTCAACTTGTAATCTAGATCGAGCCGGAACTTTTACATCATTAAATGTAAACTCAGTTATTGTATCTGGTTGAAGATTATTACCAAATATTGTTTTTCTTTGTGTTTCAGATAACTGCTTAAATCTACTTAAAGTTGAACTAACTTCTGCTACATCAACAGTTCCAGGATTACCCATTTTTGTATTATGCGGAAAGTCTTTCATTGTATTACCAGCCTCAGTTTCAATCAATCTTACAAATAAACTACCTGTTGTTGCAGCATTATTTATTTCATTATGTTGAATTTCAACTCTAATATCTTGTATAGAATCATATCTTAAATATGTTTCATATGCCGCTCTTAGCTTTCTAGATGCTTTGTCTTGCTGAAGACTGCCCTCTTGAAATAAAATAAAATCGCCAATTTCTGGATCGGTAAATGATCCAGTTATTTGAGGTGAACCACCTAGTAAAGCAAATGCTTGAGTTTTAGTAGTAAATTTAAAGAGATTCGATGCTTGAGTGATAAATCCATCTTCTACATCTTCTGTTTGATACACTCCAATAAAAGAACTAGTAATTGATGGTCTTGCATCTACCGGAAAAATTGTTTTTGTACAATAATCGATTTGATCATATGGATCTTCTCCAGGTAACACATTTGGTATATGAGCTAAATAATTACCAGCATCATCTTGACCTCCAGTTCCAACATGATAAATAGATTCGCCAGAAGTTCCAACCGGCCTATCTACTGTTGCTTCTAATGGTATTGTTTCACCACTCTGCGTTATAGCATAATGTAATGAGCCATCATAATGTAATGGTTCTTTAACTGGACGTTTTGTTAAATGATATTTTGATCTTTCTAATGCATGAGGTTCAACTAATACACCCATTGCTTCATCAACACGTTCCGGTATTAATTGTTTCATTTGTTCAAACAATGAAAAATCAAATTGACTAAATATTTTAATAAATGCATTTAGATCATTTCTATCAGAATATTTTTTCCAATATTCATTTGAAAAATTACTTAAATCTGGATATTCTACTTTGAATTCATCAAATGGATCTCCTACAAAATCATCTAATTCAACATCACCTACATGATTAAAAATATCTTTATTGATTTGATCTGCAGCAGAATAAAATAAACCTAATCGATTTGAATCTAACGATGCAAAATCAAATCTAGATCTTTCTGATGTATTAGTTGGTTTTAATCTTCGAACTAATTGATTATCATCAAATCTTATTTTTTGAGATTTAGGTAACGTTGCTCCTAATGATATTCCTTGAATATAATATGTTTCTTCAACCGGGACAAAATTACCTCGTTGATTATTGACAGGTCCAGCAAACCCAGATGCTCTTGCAAATGAAGAATTAATATTAGTTTGATTAAATGGTTCAGAAAAATCTAAAATCGATCTATTTGGATGACTTGATGTAATAAAGAAATTACCACCAGTACCACCAACTGAAATATCAATGGCATTTAAGTCTGTTCCAAATGGATAATGTCTTATTAATGTATCAAACGAAGATGTAGGAGATAATCTTGATACATATGATGTAGGATTTGTAGTATGCAATCCAAATGTTTCTTCATCTAACACCTCCATCCATTCTCTATATTCTTGCATTGATCCTGAGAATCTAATCTGTGTTGTTTGAGAAGTGGTCTTTATTCCACGGAATACATTTGTTGATGAAACACTACTAGGTTTACCGCCTATAACTATTCTCGATCCACTATCTGGATGATTTGCAAATGTCCATCTATTCAATGCTGTTCCATGTTCTGCATTCGATGCCGTTCCAGGCCATAATGATGCAGATGCTCTATGAATTATTTTATCTGTTATATAATCTGATGCTTGTTGACATTCTATAAAAATTCTAGGTGTACTTTCTGCGACCGAACCTGTTACAAATGGAAATTCTGTATACAATCGCATATTCCAAAAATTACCATCGAATAATGGAAGATAAGCAGTTGTTACTTTTACAATACCATTAGTACTATCACCACCGGTAGGTACACCTCCACCTCCACCACCTCGATTAGCATTAACACGAGCACCTCCAGTTTCGCCAGTTTCGAAACCAGTTTGCATTTCAAAATATAATCTAGCATATTTATCACTACCAGAAATTGATGTAGGCGAACCTTCAAAACCTAAATTCCAATAACCTTCATTTAATGTAGAATGCACATTACTTAACAATATTTCTTTAGCAGATGAACCTGTTCGTGCTGGCCTAAATCTTAATTCAATTGTATCGGCTGGTCTTGCTAACACCTGATCATTAGTTAATCCAGTACCAGTCAAATCGATTGTAAAGTTATCTTCTGTAGTTACACCCCATGTTCTTGTAGGATTATTTGATATTGTTATTGATGCAGAATTAAATGTTCTTGCATATTGAATACTGTTCCCATTTTTATTAAATTCTAATGCATAATTAAATCTATCTTCGATTAATAATGGTGTTTCTTCTTCAACTTTAGGACCGCCATATTCTCTAATACTTAATAAAGTCTGAGGAATACCATATGTATTCATTAACGCTTTGATCGACCTTGCAGTACCTTTAGTTTTAAGTAAGAAAGGTAAATTATTAACTATTCGTCTCCAAACCTCTGTTGTTATATCTTCATTCGATTTAGTAAATAATGATCCAGTTGATTGATATACCGAACCAGTATCAAGACCTAATTTGTATTTCCAAAGAGCCTCGGCCTGATTACCATTTTGTAATTTCCAACCTAACGATTGAGCTACTTGATATATTACATCTTTATTTTGACCTAACTTAGGATGTTCTTCAGGTTTATATACTCTAGTTAAATTATCAATATAAGAATATAAAATATCAAAATGTTGACCAATCATATTAACAAATACTGTATATTGATCATTCGATTCATCTAATCTAATATGTTCTGGTATTGTTTTTGCTAAAGATTCATTATTTTCAGAATCATATAATGATGCAGTTGCTAACACTCCTGCAGACCAACTTGTTACTAAATGGTGTGTTGTTGGATGTAATACATAATTGCCATCTTCAATATATTTAGGATATGATGGTATTCTATATGGAGCTGCTCCTATAAATCCACCATCTGCACGATATACTCCTACTTTATTATTATTGTCATTATAAACACTTTCATGATGAGTAAATATCGAAGATGTAGGTTCATAATATAACCATCTTTCAAATCCATCAAATGTACCAATTAATGCATCTTTTCGTTTTGTAGTTGTTTGTATATTATCTGCAACACCGCCACCAGCATCTGCAGTAGCTGAATTTAATGTTGCTAATCGTGCATCATAAAATTCTAATTTTTGTAATTTATATATAAAATTATTTACACGTTCTTCGGCTGAAGAGAAATGAATAAAATTTTGGAATCCAGAATAATCAATTTTTAGATTAGTTCCTAATGAGCCAGAAAATATTCTATCTACAATTTGTTGTGAAGTAGATACACCTGCATCTAATAAATCATTCCAATTCTTAAAATCTGTTTCTGATACTGTACCACCAATTGGATCAATATCAAAATTAGGTCCTAATAATTTATTTAATTCTTGATCCGTTGCTCCTGGACCTTCTAATATTATATTATCAACATATGAATCAGCTAAAAGTTCAACAACCCAACATTTATCTTTAACATTAATATCCGCTGGCATTTCTTTGTACATTCTTGCAACAAAGTCATCTTCAGCATTCCATTCTTTTTGATTAATAATTTTATAAAGTTTATTTTCTCCAAAATTAAGAAAAATATCTTCTGATAAAGGTTCTATTGTTGTTGCTTCAATCTGTGGATTATCTTCTTTATCTTTAACAATATTACCATGTTTATCATGTTGGAATAATACTTCTGTAGTTTCGCCATCTTCAACACCTTCGAGATATCGATCAACATCTAAATCAGCTTCCGGATCAGCTTGAATCCAAAGTTCTCTACGATCTGGACTTATACCTTTTAGATATAAATCAGGCGAATCTTCAGATCCTAATAAATTTTTATATATATTAACAACTACTTCAAATCTTCCACGTTCAACACCGATAGATTGACATGCCTTACCGTAGTTAATATAAATTTTATCTTTAAGTATTTCGAAATCATCAATAACGCCACCACCAACATATGTATTTGTACCATCAATAGTGTATAACTGAATCTCTACTACCGGACGTTTTTCCGGCTTAACTTCAGACATATCGAGCTTTAATTGGTCAACATCTTCAGCCTTCCAATAGATACCTTGAAGTTTACCTTTTACTTCATTAATCTCTTCTATATTTGAAAATCTTTCTAACGCCATTTATTATACCTTTAAAGCTTTTTTGCTCCCTTTGGTTGAAAATTATCGAACTCTAAACCTGGAACATATTTGTTTAATATCTGTCTAGGTCCTTTTGGCCATACTAAAGCAAATTTCTTTTTATTTCCTATTTTTTTATGTACCTTTTTACGTAAATATTGAATTGCATTATATTGTCGTTTTAATTGATCGATAACATAATTATCTATTTCTATTCTACACTGTAATGCTTGTGCAAACATGCCATTCTCATTTAAGTTTTCTAGAAATCCTTGAAGATTAATTATTTGTTCATACACAGCTTGAAATTCTTCTACAGAATCTGCATTCAATAAGTCTTGTTCGAGTCTTCCTAATTCTGAATATATTTCTTCAACATCAGATTTTACTGCAGGTAATATTTGATCAATTAATGCACATGCTTGTTTGAATCCTTCAACAGTACCAGAAATTTCATTGAATATACATGAATTCAAATAACCCTTTTCTCTCATAAATCTCCATGGCGGAAGATCATATTTATTTGCCTCAACTTCTCCTACTAATTTATCTATTAAAATAAACAATGCTACTGCCGCTCCTGCATATAATACAATTGGATTAGCATATATTGCTGAAAATGCAGGATTACCTCCACTTAATGCAGCTGCTAATCCAGATCCAAATCCTCCTGCTTGACTCAATGCTAATCCTGTTTGAGCTGCAGTTGCAAAACCCGTTGCAATTACTACGCCGGCTCCTGTTGCAACACCTAATGCTGTTGTTCCTTCATTACTTAACCATCCAGCAAACTTATCACGATGGACTGTTTTCATCCATTTATATTTTTTAACAAGATCCTTTTCTTCTTTTTCTTTAAGATTTGTTTTTATTCTTATTTGTTTTGCACATACCTTAAATAACTTTCTTTGACTTTGTTTTACTTTAATTCGTTTTTTACCTTTCTTTTTTACAAACTTCCAATCACCTTTATTACTTATCCAAAGTTTAAATAATGGACTTTTATCACCTAATTCTTTATTAAGATATTCTGTATAATTTAATGGCAATGCATCAAATTCATTTTTAACACTAGTTGCTAATGCTGAAACTTCTGGCCATATTTCAAATATTTGATCTTTAACAGCATCTATCTCTGCTTGTGCAATTGCTTCTCTTACTAACACATCAAAATAATCTCTATTGTAATACTTTAAAGACCCTTTTGGTTCATATGGCGCTAATTCTTTTATATCAAATGGCTTACCACCATTACTATAATTGTTTAAGTATGCTCTATATTCTGCTAAATCGACACCTGATATATCATTAAATTCATCAACATCAACAATATGCGGAAATGCATTCCATAATGGTTCATTACCTTGTCGTATGTCCGAATTACCAGATTGTACATCATTTCTATCAGGTCTAGCACCTCCCGGTGTTATTACTTTCATACCGCCGCCGTCTATTAATAATTGAATAAGACCAAATTCTCCATATCTTGAATCATTAGAACCTAAGCCTCCTCCTGCACCTGAATCAAAATTAGCGATATTAATATCGTTTAGATATGCAAATAACTTAAATACTCCTACGTCTACAACTTGTTTCCAATGACCACATACCATTATACGAACATTCTCTCCAGCATCATCTGTTCTTGTTTGTGGTGCACTATCTGCTTCTGCATCAATATATTCAGGTGCTGGCCAATCTGCTACAACAAACTTTCCTTCAAATTTTTCTCGTAAACGTTCTTTTTCAGTTTGTTTTTGAAATACTTGATTATAATATAAATCATCTGGATCAAACTGAGCATATAATTCTTGTTCTTCAGGATTCAATCCTTGTTGTGTATCAGCTTTAATATAATCGCCTGGATCTCTTACAAAAGGAGCTTTAGGTAAATACCCACTTCTAAATCTAATTTCATAATTCCAATCACTATCTCGAACTGGCATTGATCTTTCAATAAACTCATCATAAGGAGTCATATCATCATCTTGTTCGTCTCGATCTGGTTCTTCGCTATCATAATCATCATCACCACTAAAATTACCATCAAGTAATAAATCAAAATCTTTTATTTGTTCTGGAGTTGCTTCTGATATGTCTGCATATGTCTTGCCTCGCTCAACCAACATTACTTCTAATGTTTTATATGTTGGTATTGCATATGCTACTCCATCTTGAATATAAAATACACAGAATACTGTATCTGTTATATTTTCGCTTGATTCATCTATAGTTTGTGGACCATCAGCTATATATAAACTATGAAAGTCTTGTAAATCTTTTTCTGCATTAACTAAAAATAATCCTGTAGGTCCTGCAGGAACATCTGGAACAATTGGTTCATCTTCTGGATCTTCAAAGAACTCCCATTCTTCGTCTATCAAGTCATCCAATGCATCTTCATCTAATGTTGGATAAGATTTTTCTAATTTATATGATTCATACCTATTTACTTCAGTCGATGATACTATTACATTTTCATCATTACGATTAGCTTGTGGTAAATTACGTATTCTTTCTCGCTCTTCTGCAGATATTTGTCCTTCACGATTTTGTCTAGGTCTTGGTCCTAATGAATTTTGAGAATAAAATCTATCATCCGGAAACTCTTCTCTCATTATTCTTAACAGAATGTCATTTGCATTTGGTTCTGTCTGTTCGGGAGTTCGTCTTTGCGTAAATCTATTATTGCCTCTGATATCTGATTCTGCCATTTTATCTCACCACTTTGAAATAGTAGTCATCAAACGTTTGTATATCGTTTGCTCTTCTACATGTTAACTTTATTTTATAATATCTTTCTGGCATGAATGAATCCATTCTTATATCAAAATAACTTCCATCAGAATCTGTTGATATTTTTGTTTTCGAATCATTCCATGTTTTACCAGAACCTATTGAATCATCTTTTATAATAATATCATTTGTTATCTCATCATAAATTTGATAAGAACTAGATAATGGTAATAAATTATTTGTTATATAAAATGATGTTGTCTGATATGTTCTACTCGGAAACTCTGGACGACATCCGATTCTAAATCTTGCAATTTCATGTGGCCTATATTCTGCTTTAATATTTTTGAAATAAGGAACAAATAAACTAGATGTAACAGCACTTCCAGAATTTGGTCTACTACTATCGTCCCAACATACTTCTAATCTTGGAACAAATATTGTATGAGATTCTCTACCAAAGAACTTTATCGAACCTCTTACTTCACCATCTATTTCATCTGCATATGGACGTTTAACTATGAATCCATTATTTGTTATTGTTTCATCTGTCCATTTTTTTACTATATCTGTAACATCCATTCTTACATCTGGTGATTCATTTTGAAATGATTGACTCGCTTCATAACCTGAACCTGTTATCCATGTTCCGCCACCTAATTTTTCTTTGACACCTATTGAAGATCCACTACTAGCAGCATCGGCTATATTCCATGCAATACCGGTTTGTGCTACAGCATCTCCTGATCTATTAAACCATGAAGATCCTATTTTTGTTTTAGGTGTATTATCGAATCTTCCATTTCCATTATCCCATGATTCAGATATAGGATATGCTTCTATAGAATATGTTGTAAGTAAATCATTAGCATCTGTTGTTTTTAAAGATAAAAATACAGAAGCTGATGTTATATTTTGATTTGATAATGCAGGTATTTCTCCATCTGCTATGGATTGTTTTAGTCTATTAATTTCAGAGCCAAAATCAAGAAGTATTCTTGTATTGGTAGTATGTTTTTGAATGACACCGCTCATTCTAGAACTAGATGCAATTTTTTCTAGATCTAATATTTGATCTATACCAGTATTTTGTTCTGGATGTCTTTCATATAATGTTGTATCTCTTTCTGCGTAATAAACTCTATACATATCTTATCCCTTATGGTTTTACTGCCCTTCCTTCAATATCTCTATTAGGATATTTAACTTCAAATATACTAGGATCTAATGACGGATACAAAATATTATTTTTAATTGCTTTTGAAATAATGTATTGATTTGGAGAATAAAGTCCGCCAGCTAAATTAACAACCTTTAAATCTGGAATACTTTCAACACCTTCTAATCGATCTAAATCAGATATAACTGATGCTATATTAATTGGAGCATTAATTTGCATTCTATCTGAATGAAATAATGTTTTTAATCTATCAATACATCGTAATATAACTTCATTAGAATTAAATCTAGGCTTTGGTATAACTTCAAATTCAATACCTATGTTAATAATATGAGCTTTTTTAATACTAATCGCATCTGTTAACATTCTATAATTTGATAAGTATGTTCTCAAATTTTCTTTTAATGCTTGATTAAGTTCAATAAAATGTCCACTATTATTATAACCTAATGTATATAAATTTAATGCTAATGGATTTTCTATAGTTTCTCTTGGATATGTTGTATCCGCAGTATTTTGTTGTGTATCGCCTATAATAAATGCTTTTGCAACTGCTCCATATCTAGTTGGCATTGCATAACATCTAGCAATATAATCTTCTCTTGTAATTGCTCTGTTTTGAGCAGCAAATGTTGAAATAGCATTTTGACGAATTTCATCTAAATTTTGTCGTCCTTGACCACCAGTTGATGGTTCTGGATTTGTAACAGCTACTGTCATGAATGTATCATCTAATCCAACTCCATGGATGTCAGGTCCATATTCTATTTTTACAATATCTACAATTTCTCCAACGCCTACATTTTCTTCAATCGATCCTCCGTATGAATATTTTACACTTATTGTAGTATTAGATGGAACTAATCCATATGTACTAGTATATAAAAAGTTTGTTGGGTCAATATTACTAGTTGTAGTACGTCTTAAATATTCTAATCCATGGCCAACATTTTTAGGATTTGGAATAATTTCTTCATCTGCATCTGATGATATACCTGAACCAAATTGTAATTCAACTTGTTTATCATCTCTTACTCTTGTTACAAATCTTCTCGGCGTTCTTTTAAGTTTTAATATATATGGCACTGTTGATTTAAACTGAGATAGTTCTGGATCATTAAATGGTATATTTGGAATATCTTCAAATACTGTATCTTGTGCTAAATAATCTACCTCCGACCATTTATGTCCTCTACTATCAACAACACTCATTATATCAATAACATTATCTTCAGGTAAAATAATTTTATCATATGGTAATGGATCTCCAAAATCAAAATTCTTTTCTTTTACTGTTCCTGATACTACATCTATTGTCTTTTTTAGAAGATATCTTGCAACATTACCTGAATTATCAATTTCATAAACAGTTATTTCTGGATCATTATTAAAATCAATTGGACCTTCTGTATGAAACTTGATACCTGATTCTGTTTCAACCTCCATATTAGTCTCTATAGTTACTGCAAATCTCATATCAGGTGTTGCATCAGCTCCAGAATTAATTGCAGGAACTAATTGGAATACATCTAACTTACATGTTGCCGGAGCATTTAATCTTGGCTTGTATCCAAATAATTGAGACAACATAAGTACATTTGCAGATTCTTCTGCTGTTGATAATAATGATTCTCGAAAAGAAGTATCTGTATAATATGAAAGTACATCACCTACATATGATGCCATTTCCATAAACATCATACCGGGAGATGATTCATTAAAATCTTGGTATGTATTTGGAAAATATTGTTTTGTGAAGTTTATTAGATTTTGTCTAAATTGTGCAAAATCTTTATTCAAATATTTAACTTCTTTTTTAATCATTGTCATGCTATTACCCTATTTAATATCCACCCCCAGCACTACCACCTGTTCCGCTTCCTACAACTTCTGGTACACTATTGAATTGTTGTGTTCCTAATTCAAATGCTGTATCAGCATCAAATTGACCAACTTGAACTAATTGTTCTTCTGCTGTAGTTATAGGTACTTCTGCCGCGGTAAATGTGTTTTCTGTGGCTAATACATTTATCACTACATTTGCTCCAATGGTAGTAATTTCACATACCAAACGTATATTTATCGTATGACCAATAACATCTGAATCAACTCCTATTCCTCGTAATTTAATATATGGCAACCAATATGCAATATCTTGTGCTATAGTATCTTTTAATTTTTTTCTGATTTGGACCGTATTGTTATCAAATAATACTGTACGTATATTTGTTCCAAATTCAGGCTGCATATATCTTTCACCCTTTTCAGTTAGTATTAAATTAAGAAGATTAGAAACAGCTTGTTCACGTGTTGAATAAGATGATACAAATACACCTTTACCATTTGCTGAACCTGATGCATAATTAGCCATATATGGTTTACCTTGTGCACCGACATTAAATGGTAATTTAACACCAATTCTCTGACTACTACCGTCATTTAATACTTGATATTGATATACCGGTCTTGCCATTTATTATTTGCCTTTCTTTTTATCTATCGCTTTCATTAATGCTGAATAATCTTTTGTCATCAAATCAACTGTCTTTGCAACTTTTTCATTAGACATATTAATTGGCTTTCCATGTACATCTGTTGTTGCTAATGCTCGAGGTCCTCTTTGCATTCCAAATGCTTCTGCCATTTCTGATCTAAAATTCATTGTACTATAATCTGTTAATTCTTGAGTAGCAGGTGTAGCTGCTGTTTCATTTAATAAATCATTTAACATTGGATTTTTTGTATATTTCTTTTTAGTACGTGATCTTCTCGGCATTGGTTCCGCAGACATTTCTGTCAATGATATATTATCAGTAACTTGATTTGTATTAGATTCTGTTAATACTTGCTTTACAGCTCTACTAACTTCTTCCCTAATAATTTTACGTAATAACTTTACAAATGATTTTGATTCCATTAGTTTTTCCCTTTTTAATAAATATCTTGATAAGCAAATAATGATTAAGTAACTGCCCCTGTTCCTGCACCTGTTCCTGGAGCAATCGTTGTGCCTACTTGGGCTACCGCAGTTCCTGCAGTTGCTACAGCTTGTCCTGGATTGGTTACTACACCTGTAATTACTAATCCAGATCTAACATATTTATCAATTGCTAATGATAAATCATTTGCTAGTACTTCGATTGCTGCATCTTGATCGCCCGTATTATTTTTTTGCTTATCTAATGCCTTTTTTATATCATTTTTTAATACTGGTAAATTTAATGGCATAATTATTCTCCTATTGTGTCATTCCATCTATTTTTGATTGAATTGCTTTTAAGTCACTTAATGCAGATGATGGACCAGTTGGTCCTGCAGGTGTTGCATATACATATGTTCCTTCTGCCAATTTAACACATGTATCAACTAATTTTTTCACTTCTGTAAAAAATTCGTCCATATCCATTGCCCAATTTGGAGTTGCAACTTTAACATCTTTAGCTGATGCTAATATTAATTGATCTTCTTTAGCGTTAAATAAAAGTCTTTCTGCTCCAATAATAACTTGTGATTTATCTTGATAATCAGTTACTGGATCAACTTCCTTTCCTAGATTAGATTGAGCCGTTTCAAACTTTTTGAATTTTTGAGTTGATGTCATGTATATAAACGACTTATCTTTATCTGGATCTTCTATTGTATAATGTTTATCTTGCGAACCACCCGATGTTGCTCCATCTGCACCACATGTAAGAGAAATAAATGGATCTCCTTTTGTAGTACCCTCCCAAAATGTTTTTTCTTTGTAATCGCCTTGATCGCCTTCTAAATGTGTTGATGAAAATCTTAATATACTACCATGTCTGTCTGGAAGTAAAATATCTCCTTGAAATGGTTGTATATGACATATATCTTTTTCTTCCCAACTAATTTGTTCTGTTTCTTCTCCCGCATTTGGACGTACTATTGGACTAGGTGTTAATGGATTACCTTCATTATAAGAATCAAATAATGTTGGTAGTATTGCATTATTAACTATATTTTGTGTATTAATAAGATTCAAATAAAAATATACTTCATCAGAATCACGTGTATCAGCATTTGTCCCCCATGAAGCATCAAATACTAAAACATTCTCTCCGTATAATGGAACATGCATATAATTTGGACTAGCTGGGTATGCCCATGCTTCTTTACCACCTGCTGTCTGATTACCAAATCGAATTCGAATAGTTCCCGGAGGATAAGTAACGCCGTCGTCTGATTCGTATTTATTATATTGGTGTTTATCCCTCGTCTCTAGCACTTGGGCTAGTTTTATCTTTAGTACTGACATCGTCTAAATCTATTTCTTTTTGTTCTGTTTTTAACTTACTTATTTCTGATTCTGCTTCTTCGATTAGTCTAGCACGTTCTTCATCGGTTAAACCAAATTCATTTCCATCATCGTCTTTATTAGTAGCAGATACTAATCTTTGTACTACTGCTGCTAATTTGACTAATGCATCATCATTTTTAACTGAAACTTCTAAATAATCTTTAATCATAGGAACAATAACAGTTGCATCGCCTGTATTTTTAATTAACGGTTGTAATTCTTTTATTAAACCATCAATCTGTCTACCTTTCTTTTTTGAGTTATGATAAATATCACGCATCAAATCTGAAAAATTAGTTCCCTTAAATAATTCGAATTCGCTACTCATATAAGTCCTTTTATATAAATATAAGGACTTTAGAATTAGGCATTGCCTACTATATGACCGCTTTTACTGTAAATTGACCACATCTTAGCATAATCTCTTTTCATTACATTTATTACTTTTGTAATGTTTTGAGTCTTAAGGCCGGTCCTCTCTCTTATTAAGATATAAAGAGCTTTTTTATTAAAATTTTCAATATTATCTCGCATTCTAAATAATTCAATTATAGTATCTGCTACAATAATATCTCGTTTGTTTGAAAATACTTTATTTAGATTTTCATCATACCAATCACACCATAGATTAGTAAAATCTTTTAACGATTCTTGATGTTCTGTTAATGCTATTTCTCCAGATAAATTTCTAGAATCATCTACTACATTTAATTCTGCACGTTGTTTCATTTTAGCATAGTTAGCATTATTTTGAATAATTAAATAATTTTTAGCTACAATTGAAAAATATGAAAATGCTTTTCCTTTACCTTCTTTAAATTTTCCTATCTTTTCAGTTAAAAATGCTACTACTTCTGCTTTAATATCTTCATATGGCACATCAAAATAACTAAATCTAAATGTATGATAAATATTTTCAACTAATTTATTAAATGGATAGTTAATAAATTCAGAAAAAACTTTATTGCGTTTAGTCCAGTCTGATTCTTTATTATATGCAATAATTGCTTTATCTGTTATGTATGTAAAGTATTGTTTTTTGGATGGCTTACGGCCTCTTCTTTTTCTAGGACCGTTTTCTTCGATCTCCTTTAATTCAGCAGCATGCCATTCATAAAATAAATCAACTGGACTTTTGTTCATCTAAAAACCTCTATTTAAGTCTTCATAAATATTTTTTAACTCTCTAAACACAAACCCTGTTTCATCATCAGCTTCGAATGATCCTAATCTATCAATTTGCTTTAATTTAGAATTTGATTCGCCTATTTGAGTTTTTAATTTTTGAAAAAATGTATAATACTCAGTATTTGAATTTTCTAATTCATCAATATATTCAGACTGAGCTTCTTGTTTACGTAATTGGTTTATATTAACAAATAATGAAATTGCTAATACCACCGATAATATTATTATTGTTGTTATCATTACTTATCTCCAAATAAATCCTTAAACATTTCTTGTGCATTTACATTAGGATTTGATAATCCTTTTTTAGGATATTGTTTCTTTATTGGTGGAGACTGTTTAGGTGTTTTATTTCTCCACATCTCATATTCAATTCTAGCAGCCATTGAATCTGCTTGATGCATTACATATCCGATATTAGTTTTTAATTTTGAATCTGCCGTTCTTGAAATATAATAAGGTTTGTTTGATTCGTCATATAATCCATCTGTTAATTTTATACCTAACATTTCATTCCAAGTGATGCTGATACCATAATGTTGCAATAACCAAATAGATAGGTCATTTACGAGGCTAAAAGGATTGTTAGGATTAATCTTATACATCTTTCCTTGATTCTTTCTATGCCATTCAGAATCATTAGGAAGATATACTTCATTGCCTTCTCCAGGAAATCCCATCTTACCAATATCATGATTCAATGCAACAAATATTAATTCTTCTTTTGTATATCCAGACATATCTGCTCCCATTTCAGTCCATAATGAATGAACCTTCTCAGCACATTTAATTACTCTTAAAACATGATCTACATATCCGCCTTCAAATGCATTATGATAATGATTGACACTCGATGCTGGTTGCATACACATTCTATCTTCTAAATCTGCATACATTGCTTTTAATTTTTCTTTTCTTTCACCTTTGAAATTATCTTCAATAATATTCATTAAGGCTTCCCAATTTTGTACTATTTGTTCTGCTGATATTTTCATAATTTATATAATTTGATCTATTACTCCGATTTCTAATAATTCTTCTGCTGTTAAAAACATATCCGATCTCATTTTATTTTTCCACCATTCTGCATCTTTTTTTGTTTTTGAAGCTAACATCGCATAAATAGTCTTTTCTAAACTTTTAACATTATCTAAATATGCTGTAATGTCGGACATCTTACCTCCTAAAAAACTAGATGATTGATGAAACATAACCGTTGATCGTTTACTCATCATTCTTGCACCAGTGCCACATACTAAAATTATGGCCGCGGCAGAAAATGCTCTCCCTCTACAAATTGTATTCACCTTTACATCTAATGTTTCAATGTAATCAATAATACCAAACATTTCATATATATCTCCACCTGGACTATTGATCATTAAATTGATTGGCGCATTTTTATTTTTTCTATGTTGTAGTAAACTTCTCATACGTATTATAAAATCTGTTAACGTATGATCTCCTATTTCATCATTGATAAATAATACAGAATCTTGATAATCTAATTGAGTTCCTAATTGATTATGTAACGATTCATATAATTTACCTTCTGGCTGTTCTTCTATCAACGGTTGTTTCTTTTCTGACTCTTCGTATATACTCATTCTTATCTTTCTTTATATAAACAATATAATGATTTTTTTTCGTAAGTCAAAAGATTATCGAATCTTTTTTAATTGACGTTCTAATTTTTTTAATTGTGAATTGCCCGATTTAATATCTTTCTTCCATCTAGCCTTCTTAAGATTACCTCTAACCATTGCCATTTGTTGTAATATTTTGGTTCTTAACTCTTCTTTTTCATTTTTAGATAATTTCTTTTTAGGAGTTCTATCTATTTTTGTAGGCTCTAATGTTCCTTTAAGATCTGGTTGTTCTTTTCCTTTATGAAAGACATTACCTTGTGGATCAACAAATTCTTTCATAAATTGCCAACCTCTAGGTCTTCCTTTTGAAATATATCCACCTTTTATTTCTGGTGGTCCTACTGTTTGACAAACACATTTATAACATAGTACTGCAGAAGCTTCTTCGCCTACCTCAGACCATTGATTGCATCTAGGACCATTTCCTAGAAATTGAAATGACCAATGTTTTTGATCTATAATACTATTTCGACAAATCATGAATCGTTTGCCATCTCGTCTTTTTGTTTTGAATTTATGCGTAACTTTTTTTCTCATAATATATTAATTTAATAATTTCTAAAACCTGGTTTTTTTGTATCCTCTTTTTCTTCGTATATATCTTCTTTTGGCTCTGGAGTATAAGTATCCTCAGAAGTAATGACTGGATCTAATTCATCTTCTTCAATTTCTATTTCTTCGTTTGCCCATTCACCTAAAGGCTCTCTCAGATCTGGAACTTCTTTTGGAATGTCCATATCTTCTTTAGGTTTTATTTGTGCAAATGCAAAATTTGCAGCCACTACCATTGCAATTGCCAATGGATCAAATACAAATATAATTAATAATAAGAACCAGTTAACAACTTGTCCCATATCTTTACCAGTTGTTTCTGCTAAATATTTTAATGGACCAAGTTCTCTTTGTTCTTCATTACCTATTTCGAGTTCTAATAATTCTGTATCAAGTCTCATTATAGAATCTTGTACAGCCTCTAACTTTAAGTTTATATTATTTCTATCTTCAATTGTTGCTGCCAATTCTTTTTGTAATGCCTTTCTTGTTGATGAAGAAGTAGTTGTTATAACTTGTCCTGCTTCTTCTGAATAATATGATACAGATGCTGGATTTGAAAGAGAAGTTCTTAAATCAGAAATCGTATTATTTAATTGTGTTTTTTCTAAATTAAGATCGGTTTTATTCTCTTCAAATCTTGTTTGTTTAGTTTGTAATACTAATAATGATTTATCTAAAAATTCTGATTTAGTTGCTGTTTCTTGATATGCTCCAGATAAGAATCCATAAATACCACCCGATGTGATTACCATTAAAACAAATACTGCTACAGATAAATAAAATCTTAAGAACTTATTTATTGTTCCCCAGTACTGATATAATAAGGATGCACAAACTAATTTTGCAAACTCTAATGAGCCTGCCATAATAATTACTTGCAGACTAGCTCCTGCAAATAATTTGCTCAATCCAAAAACAGAATAAAATGCTGCTGAGCCTGAAACGGCTAAAGCAGCTAATCCTATTAAAAATGGAAAGAGTCTTTTTTTCATACATTAGCTCGCTGTTACTCTATCTGTAACTAGTTGCAACTTTTGACGAATCAATCGACATCTTCTTCTGAATTCAGCTGGATCTATAGCCATACCTCTTTCAACGGTTTGATCTAAAATCATAATCATATTATCGACTTCATCAAGTTGTCTTAATACATTTTCTCTATCTTTCATAGTAAAACTCCTTTTTTATTTTTGTTATATACATAAATATCTCTATATTTGAAAATAGCCAACTCTTTTGCCTTAGCTTCAACAACGATATCTAATTCTTTATCATATGTTCTAATCTCATCAATAATGTAATCTGAATGAGCTTGTTCTTTAATTTTCATCCATTTTTTCTTTAATGGAGCAAATGTTGGCCATTTTTCTTCATCTCCCAATTCTTCAAAATCAATATTATTATTCTCACATAATTCTAATAGTCTATTATGTTTCTCTCTACGTCTTGATTCTGAATAATGAGTACATTGTCTAATACCTTTCGGCCAAGTTGAGCTAGCTAAATCTAATGCTTCGAATTCAGTTAATTCATCTGGATGAAATGTATGATGGTGATAATCGAATGTAATTGGAATACCTATTTCTTTATGAAAATAATTATATAACATTCTTGTTGACCACATACTCGGCTTATCATCATTTTCTAATACTAATCTTGCTTTGCAATTATCGGATAATCGATGCCAATTCTTAATCCATCTTTTAGCTGTTCCTTCATGATCTCCATATGCTCCAGCTACATGAATATTAATTTTATTTTCGAATGATGGATCAAAACCCATAAGATCAAATAATTCAGAATGACGTTCTAATCCTATAATAGTTTTATTAACTAATTCTTCACTAGTTGGAGATCCTAAAACATGGAATGGACCTGGATGAGTAGTAATTCTCATTCCGTTTGCTTTTGCATAGTTACCACATTCTAATAATTTAGCAGCTATCTCTTCGAACTGCGGCAGTTCATGTAATTCATAATGATCATGCCATGGAAATAATTCAGAACCTAATCTAAACAATGTAATGTCATGTTCCTTATTCCATTGTAAATAAGTCATTAGATCATTTGCATTTAGTAATGCTCTTTCACCTAATATACTTAAGTCCCAATCTTTCGGATCATCAGAACCGCCTTGCCATGTTGCTTTTCTTGCACCTCTAGAAGTAGTTACTCTACCTCCGAGCTTTTTTGGACGGTTAGTCAATGTCATATTGACACATGCATAACCTAATCGTACTTTTTCATTCATATCTTAATATATAAAATTTATTTCGTAATTCCTAATAATTATGGATAAATACATAGATCATTGTTACATAAATTACTACCTGTAAAGTATAGCTGATTTACATTATGACCATTGTATTCAGGGTCAAAGTTTACTGCGTCCCAATCACAACAAACTTGTTCTATTAATAATTCTTTTTCACAACTAGATAAAGTTATAACAAGTAATAAAGAAAAGAATCCTCGACCACAATATTTCATAGCCTCTAGTCTTTCCTTTTCAATAAATTTCCAATACTTGTTCCATTTCTTAAAAGTCTTAATAATTTTTTTCATATATATAATTTAAACTGTTCTACCATTTTCATAAACATGCTTTACCGTCGGAAATCTTAAACTCAATTCTCCTTGTTGATTTTTAGATTCTTCAAAATATTGAACGGTAATTGTTTTACCTATAATCAATTCTGGATTAGCTTCATACTTCAATCTTTGTTCTTGATTCCAACCCGAACCTACTTTAACTTCATATCCTTTATGATTAATATAAGCTTGAGCCATCATTCTAACGGTAACTTCTTTGCCATCTCTAATGATTCTATGATCTTCAAAATCGATACTTTCAACTACATATTCTGCATCAAAAAACTTTTTTACTTTCAATAAGTTTTGAGATCTCTTACCTTCATATCCAACATTCTTTCTTAACATAACTCCTTCGAATCCTTTATCTTCTGCTTTACTTTTTAATGAAGCAAAATGATCATCATCACTAACAACTATTTGCTCTAAAACTGATAATGATTCTTGATCTTCAATTCTTTCATCTAATTTAGAAAATCTTGCAATTCTTTCTGCTAAAGTCGATTTACTTTCTTTTGAATCGAACTCTGTTTTAGTTAAGTAATCAAACATTACATATTTTGGATTAGAAATAGTATGATTCTTTCTTTTGATTTGTTTCATTATACCTTGAAAATCTTCATTACCATCTTCATCCATTAAACAAATCTCACCATCAAATACAACTCCTACAACACCTAATTGTTTAACTGCATCTTTAACAACTTGTAATGTTTCAAACTCATTACCTACTCTTGAATAACATTTAACTTCGCCATCTAATCCTACAACTGTAATACATCTTACACCATCTAATTTTCTAGATGCAAACCATACATCATTCCAATCAACTCTTTTTGGATCAAACTTATTTGCTAATGCAACATCAAAAGTTGGAATTAAGTTTGGAATAACTTTATTGATAACTGATTCAGAAGCTCTAATTTCTAAATTTCTATCTATAATAGAAAAAATCAAATCTTCATATTCTTTATGTTGAAGAATAAATGCATTTAC